TAGTCTTTTTAGGATCAGATTGATTTTTTAATAATTTTTGTAATTCTGCAGTTGATCCAACAAATAATGCATTATTAACTGTAGATGGTCCTTTTGGATCCTCTGCTTTTAAATCTTTCATTTTTTGTTGAAGATCTACTAATTTATCTGTAGTATCTGCAACGTTTTTAATTAATTGACTTACGACTTCAAACGCTCTTGGTTGTTGACCCTCTTGAGCAACTTCCATAATACTATCAAGTGCTTCTTGTCCCTTTTCAATTAAAGAATATAAATTACCTCTCGTATACTCATAGTCACGAGTTGAATCATCTTTGTTTTTCTCTAACGCTTTTGCCTCTTTTTTAGAAGGTAACGACTCGTCTTCGTCTACAACTTCTATATCAAGAGAATTGTTTATAGCATCAAATTTACTCATACGTCAACTCCTTTTGTTGGACTGTAAGTTCTACCATCATTAAATGCAAAACGATTCTCACTGAATCCAAAATCATCTCCTAAATTTTCTTCAACTAATGCATCGTCTGCAGCATTTATGGCACTGATTTGAGCACCACTGTTATGAGTATCTATAACAGAGGAATATTGACCACGATTTACAAGTAATGTATTTCCTGTAATTTTTCGGATAAACATTACTTCATCATCAACTTCAATATAGGTTTGTTCAACTAAACTAGCAGCGTCAACCACATTGAATTGTGTTTTTACCGTATCTAAATTGCCATCTAAATTAGTTACTGTATCGTCAGTGTAATCTTTACTCGCAGTAGGAGTAACAGTATATCTAAGATCTCTTGATGTATTTTTTCTATCTGCTGTACGAGCAGCATAATCGACCTGAACTTTTTTGATAAGTCCCTCTGATGAAGTTGGAACAGGACCAAATAAAAATGTTTTTGCTGTGAAATTAAGTGTATGTGTTATAACTCTCTTCTCTTGATACCCACTTCCGTAATTATCATCAAAAGTTAAATTATCTAAAACCATAGGTATATCTCTTTTCTCTCCAATAGATGAAACTAAATCTACTGTTAAATTAAATGATGGTTGAAAAAATGGAAGTATTTGTTCTATTATCTGTAATGCATCTTCATTGTATTGAGTCATGATACCAAGATTAAATCCAATATTATATGGAACTGGCATAAAAACTTTTTTAGCAACTTTATTCCCTACAGTGCTTTGTGCTTTAAAAGTTTGCATAGTCGAAACTTTTCTAGCAGCATCATAAGTAACACTAGACATTTCAAATGAAAGTCTTGGTAATGTTATTGCAACTCTTTCTCTTAAATCTGGTTTTTGCTCTAATCTTGCAAGAAACTTCTCAACTGGACCATATGCAATCGGAACTCTGACACTAGTATGAAGAGTGCCATCTGGTTTTTTATGTTGAATATCAATTGTATTAAAAAGTGTACCAAAAGCAATGATAGTCTTTCTAATAATCTCGTGATAGTAATAAGTTCCTAACATGATATTATTTCCATTTACTTAATTATTTAGAATTCACCAAAAGGATTGATTTCTGAAAAATCTAAAATTTCGTTCGCTTCAGTCTCAAATGGTGTGTTTTCATTAAATGCATCGGTATCATCTTGAGTAGATACAGTTTTAACAATATATTTTGCATCAGATCCATTTGCAGTAGTTCCAATACCAACAACTGCTTCTCCGACTATAAAACTTCCACTAGGTCTAGTAACTTTAAGAGTTCTATCATCGAAATCCCATTCCTGTACAAATGCAGTTGTACCAGATCCAACACCACGAACCAGTTCTTTGTATAGATAATTTCCAGTCGCAAATCCCACTGCTGCGGGTGGTTCTATTGTTACAGTTGCTGGAGTAAGATAACCAGCACCAGCGTTTGTAAATCGTATTGCTGAAACTTCTCCAACTGTATTGAGAACTGCCACCGCAGTTGCATTTGTTCCACCAGAAGGTGCAGTACTTATTGATACATTTGGAACTTCACCATATTCTTCTCCACCATCTATAAGTGTAACTACACTTAACGCATCATTTGCTAGAATTGCGGTTGCTATACCACCAGATCCTAATACATTTACACTTCTAATAGTGACTGTCGGTGGTTCTGTATATCCAAATCCTGGATTTGTTATTAAAATTTGATCTATTGATTGTCCAGTCTGTCCGTCTCTACTTGTCATTATCGCAACAGCAGTTGCATCGATACCTAGTTGTTGTCCAGTTGTTGATATACCAATTGATGGTGCTGCTGTATATCCAGTACCATCATTAATTAAATCAATTGATCCAACTGAAAAACCAGTTGATAATCCTGTAACCTCAGTCGCTCTTTGAACAGTTGCAGATGCGGTACTTGCTGCTAGTCCTACCATTCCAAGAGTTACAATAAATCCAAAACTATCAACAGCAGTATCAACTGCCTCAATACTTGTATTAATATCTTGATCAAGTTCAGCATCCATTACCTCACAAGTTAAGGTGTAAACATATAAATTGTTTAACTGATAAAATGGTTTTCTTGCCTCAACATATTTAATTTCAAACATAGTATTATCAAGAGGAAGATACACTAAATCACCTTCTTGAGGTCTTGTAGATACTTCAATTTGACTATCAGCACCAATAAAAGGACTTATAAAATCTTCATACCTTTCTTTTGATACAATTAAGTTCACACCATCAGTTGTTTGTACACCAAACTTGGATAGAACATCACCTTGCCCTTCAAATCCTTGATAATTTAATAAATATGCCTCTAAACGATAAGCATCATCAAAAGAAGATGCTACTATTTCTTTGATTATCGATTTTTTATTAATTATTTTTCTTGGCAAGTAAACTACATCTTGCCCGTACATTCTTAACTGTTCGTTTATAAGATCCTGAACAAGTCTTTGTTCACTTGATGATCCTTGTAAAAAGTAAGGATTAAGTGCCATATCATTATCCTATAAAATCGAGTGGTGGTAATTCGTACTCTGTCTTGAGTTCGTATTCAATTCTCTCAATATCCTGAACTGCATCATCATATATCTGTCTACCATTTAGTGATACACCACCAGGAAGCATGACCCCTTGAAACTTCATTAAGTTCATCCCCCACTGTTTTTTAATTGTAGCAGTTAAATATCTTTTTAACCACCAATCATTAAATATATCACTTGCATTTGCTGGATCTAATAATCTATAACAATCTATTATTAAGAAACTCTCATCAGGAACTTGCTCCCAGTCAATATCCATGTATAATCTATGTTGTCTTTTATTAAACCTAAGTTGAACATCTGGAGTTATTAATCTACTAAGATCCTCAAGATAAGTTTTAACCATAGAATAGTTCAATAAATCAAGTGCACCATAATAATATAAATCATTTAAAAATATTTGATATTTAATATTAAATAAACCACTAGATATGGTGCTTTGATCCATTTTAAATACTTTCTCTACACCAAGAACATGATCAGGTAGTTGTAAAAAATTATTTCTCTCTGTAAACTGTGGATTAGTTACACCAACACTTGAGGTCGCTGATGTTGTGGTATTTGATGTTTTAATTAAATCTAAATTTGCTTTGGTCAATTCATGCTTTAAAAATACTCTTTCAACTCCATCAAAATGTCTCTCTTGAAAATACTGAAGAGCATCATCTACCAGATCATCTATTTGATCATCGTCTACATTTATTTCTAAAACTGGAAACCCTAATTTTCTTAACGAGTAGTCAATTAGTTGTTGTCTGGTACTAGGTTTACTCATTTTTTATTTGTAACCTCTTCTGGATATTTAGACTCATAATCTTTCTGCATGTTGATGTTTATGTCAATAAGTTTTTGTCTCTCTATGGCAAACTCTTGTGTCATAGTTTGAATTTTTGCTTCTAAAAATACATTCTGATTCACTAATGTTGATAATCTTTGATTGTATAGTTTCACTAATACGTTAATGTCAACATCACTTTTTTGATCATCCATAGGCTAGAAAGTTCCTCCATCGAGAGTTGTAGTCCATTTAGGAACGCCAGAAGCGTCTGTTGTAAGGACAAAGTTAGAAGTAGTTATACCAGCAGTGGTACCAGCAGAAACAATTGATCTACCAGTTGCATCAAAGTACATGATTCCATTGCCACTTGAGGCATAATCACTACTTTGGAAATATAAACCTTTAACATCAAGAAATCCTCTAACACCAGTTGCTGAATTAGCAGTAACAGTTGCTTCAGGAATATATGTCCATGATCTATCAGGGGCATTACTGAGAGTATTTGAACTACCCTCATCTATATAACCAAAGAATCCTTTCTTATTATTTGCAGATCCTGAACCAGTGTTATAAGAGAATGAAATACCTCGATCAGTGTTGGTATCAAACGCATGAGTAACAGTAACTTGTGACTCTGTTGTTATTCCAGCAGACGAAGTTCCAGTAAAGGTAACAACTTTAGATGTAGTATTATATCCTGATACAGTTGCAATACCAGATGCATCAATACCTGTTGCTGCAAGAATATCTCCAGTATTAATACCAACAACAGAGTCTAGTGTTATTGTTGATACACCAACAGCAACATCAAGCATCACAGTTCTTGTACTTGTTACATCACCAAGATGCATAACTGGATCATTTAAAGTTGCATTAGTAGAATTAACTGTAGTTGTAGTTCCATCTACTTGTAAACTACCTTTTACAATTAATAAACCATCACTACTTAAACCATCGGGAAATGGATCAATATAAAGAACATTTCCACTTGTTGATGCAATAGTGTTGGTTGATATTGCAATGTTGTCAAATCTTGCACCACCAGTGATGCCTATTCCACAATCAAATTGCCAATCTGCACCAGTAACTCTAATTTTATCAGTTCCATCTTCATCATACTCTATCTTCCCATCTTTATCAGTACCAAAACTGAGAAAGGTATCATCTGGAACGTTTATTTCTCCACTTCCAGCAGGATCTAACAATATATCTCCATTCGCATCAGTAGATGATAATGTATTACCATCCATTCTTAAATTATCTACATTCCATTGATCGACTTTTCCACTCTGATCAACGATTGGAACAAATCCGTTAGCAGCAGTTGTTGGGTTAGTTTGACCTGCAACTAAACCTGGTGCTATACTTAATAAATCTGTAAAATATCTACCGCCTACTTCTTGTGGATTTGATCCATTATCACCAGCAAATAATCTACCACCTTTATTACCATGCGTTCCAACACCAACGGTAAGACCTAATTCACCGAAATTTAAAGTGGCAGGTGCAGTAGTTCCTGTTGATCTTTTTACTCTTATTATACTTGCCATGACTAGAAGCTACCTCCGTTAATGTCCAAATTCTGTGTTGTGCCTGGTGTTAATTCTAAAGTTGCCTCAAATTTATTAGATGCTGCATTAAAAACAAGAACCATTCCGTTGGATAATCCTCCAGAAATATCTACATCATTTAATCCTGCTAATGTTCCTCCCGCACCACCAAAAGTTGCGGGAACTTTAATTGCATTTTGTGAACCTACTCGTACTTTAATGTCTGCCATTTTTATTAGGTAGTAGTGACTCCTGCAGTTACTAATGCACTGCCTTCAACGACTCTTGTTTTAGTCGAACCATCATTTAAAAGTAAATCATAACTATATCTTCCTGCCTTTAAACCATTAGTGATTGTTGATCCTAATGATATTTTCACTTGTCCCTGAGTTCTATTTGGGAATGATACTGAAAAAGTTGCAGTTGTTGATAAAGAAGAGGGGTGTTTCTTCATTATAGAAGCACCAGTATAACCAGTCAAGTCAAGCGGTGCATTGTTGCTTCCTTCAAGATTGAATGTCTGATTAAAATCAGCACCAACATCAATTACAATATTACTAACGAATGCTGCCATTATTTGAACATGTATTTTTGGTCTTACCTATATTTATAATTCAATCACGCACAATCGATTTCAGCATAGTTTTAATTTCATCTAAATCATTTTTCATTGAGTTTACATCAGTTTTTAGTTTTTCAAATTCTTTTTTCTCTCTGTATTTTTGCTCTGATATTCTTAAAAAATTTTCATATTCACTTTTATTATTGTTCACAATAGCATTAGAGGATATGTCTCTAACAAGACTATCCTGTGCTTCAACCTTTATATACTGCTTCATTCTTCACCTTGGAATGATCTTAAGGCAATACTTCTAAAGTTTTTAATTCTAGGTGGTTTTGCCTGATTAGTTGATGTCATTATGACTTTAATCATAAATCCATTAAACTGTGGTAAATTATTAGCAGTAAATTTATATTCACTAAATCTATTATTCTTGATATTTGGTTTTACAAATTTATCAGAAGAACCATCTGTATTAAATGGTGTGTAAATTTGTCCATCATTTGAACTATCATTTCTGAATAGTTTAAATAATACCTTGATGTCTGCCTCTTCTTCTCTGTGTCCATCAAATTTAACAAATAATCCATTTGATGGAAACTCTAAATCAATTTTCTTAGTTTCATATACTCCATGATGTGGGTCTAATCCTGAAATTCTAATTTCACTATTAGATTCAAAGTCAGCAACAGGTTTATCGACTAAGTTACTATGGAGAATTACATTCAATCTAGTTAAATCAATAAATGGTGATATATCTTCATTATTACTCTTTAATGTTAATTCAAGTCCAAATGATCTTTCATTGTTTAATAGATTAAATTCATTAACTTGAGATGCAATAATACGTGGAGTATCAAGTTCATTATTTTTATTAAGAGCAACATTTACAAAACCTTCATCATTAAATGATCCTTCAGATCCACTTATACTTGTTCCTGATGTTGTTTTAATTCTTCCACTAAGAGATGCACCTGTAGGTAAAATTGAAGTAACTTGTGGATTTACAATTTCAAATGGTATATTTTGAGAAATTTTTAAATTTTTTCCACCACCTCTCATGGATTTTCCAAAAGATTTATTTGTATCATCGAGTTTTATGAAGTAACTATCAAAAGTCTTATCTCTAGTATCAATATCATGAGTTTTATTAATTTTTCTAAGAGAAACTTCATTAAATTCGTAGGTTGATACTAAATCATTTTGTTTATGATTTGATTTTAAACTAGAATCAACTGCTCTGTCTTTAATTGTAATTTGTTTAGTTGATTCATTAAATGCCTCATAAGAAATAATTTCTTTTCCAATTTTTAGATATCCAGTATTTGCTGCACTTACTGGAGAACCTTCAAATGCTGTTAATATTCCAATACTAGATACCACAAAATCAGTAGTGGTGTCATCTATTGCATCTGATAATAAAACTGGTGAAACATTACTCTGGAAATCTACAATTTGAACTTTATTTTGATTAGAGTGCATACCATGATTTTCATGATTAATTTTCAACGTAAATCCATCTTTTATTGGATCATTAGCTACATTTGTAGGTGCACTTACTGAACCTGAAATTCCACTAGAATTGAAATGTGTGAGACCAATTCCTTGTTTCATTGGTCTACTAAGATTTTCAAGAACAAGTAAATCTGTTGTTGCAACCACACCAACAATTGCTCTAATTGAACCACCTCGATTTCCGATAGAATTTGCAAGAAGAACATCACCAGCAGCAAATCCACCTCCACCGTCAGTAACAGTAATAACTCCAACCTGATTAGCAGAATTAATATGAACATTTCCAGTTATAGTATTACCAAATCCAGTAATAGCAGTGAATGCAATTCCAGTAAATACACCTTCTTCTAACCCTGTGCCAGAGTCTGTAACCCCATTCAGTGATGTTGAACCAAGAGTAACAGGACCACCGATAGCAGATATTCTTGCTGAATCTATGATACCACCATTGACCTGATCAATTCTATCACCTAACTCAAATGTTCTAGTAGTACTAGCAATTGATACAAGTTGTGTTTGAGAGAATGATTCAACTGCATTTTCTTTTAATATTTGACCTAAAGGTAAATCTGTATTATTGATTAATATTGATCCAGATGAATTTGTTACAAATTTTGCCTTATTTAATTTAAATTTTAAATCCTCATACTGACTTGGTGTCCATGTTGTTGCATTTTGAGATTTAAATAGTGAACCTAAAGCAGGTTGTTTATCATTTAATTTTTGAGTTATTAAATCAGGTTCTCCCATTCTGTTTATAAAAACATTATATGCTATAGATTCTGAAAATAACACTAAAGCATATTCATAATCTGATTGTAAATACACGGGAGATTTAAACTTAAACGTAGTCGCATTACTACCATCAGTAGAAGTGTTTATTTCAACTGGATCTATATCAACTTCTCCGAAAGGAACAATTGTCGTTGTCGGAGTTCCATTTTGCATGGTTCGGATAGTAATGTTAAGAGGTATGGTATCGTCTTTTGTTCTGACATAAATTTCCCCACCTGTAATGAATACACCATCACTTGACACTATTGACCCATCAGGTAATTTTCTTTCTCTTGGAACTGTAAATGATTGTGCCAATGGATCACAATCAGGTATTTCTTCTCTAGTTACATTTACTATATCCTCAATAATATTTTCACTAATTCTAGTTACTGTTCTTTCACCAATTTGAACTTTATTAACTTCAGCAGTTTTAAATGAAAGAATTTGTTCTTGTGTTGTTTGACTAAATCCAGTTGCATTGTAAACTGTTTCAGCAGATACTTCTCCAGGTAATAGATTTAATTCATTTGTAGGACTAGAAGTTACTCTAATAGTGTTTGCACCAGTAGTAAATTTATGATTAGATGCAATCTTAGGATCTGGTATATGTAATGAGAATATAAGATTACCACCTTCATCACTAATTAATTTAATACTATCAACTTCTGCTTCAGCAGTTCCATCAGAATTTACAATAACCATTCCTGGTTTAGTATATCCAATTCTATCTGGTTTTACAAAATCTGCTAAATCAGCAGTATCCACATTTAAAGTAGTGCTTGTGCTTGAATATGCAGAAGTTAACGATGTATTACCATAAGGTTCCGTTAAAAAGGTTTTTGTTGGATTATTAAATGCTCCCAATCTATGATTAGACTGTGCTACTCTAAATTTAATTTCTGGTTCCCCTAATACTTGAATTGATGCTGCAGACTCAACAATATCGTTAGTAGCAAATGAACCTCTTACCATTGTAATTGGTAAAAGTTTAGGAACACAAAAACCTGTGAGATTCACATTTTCCATAAAGACAAAGTATCTTGTATTTGGTTTCAACCTTGTAGCAATAACCTCTATGTTTCTTGATCTAACATTGTATAATACGTTTATGTCAATTACTCTTTCACCAAGACTAAATTGTTCATTGGTTGGTACAATATCTAATCCAAAATCTCTCTCAGTTCCTTTTTCTTCGATAGTCTGTTTAAGATCATGTGTTGTTGTAGTTACTATTTCATTATTAAATTCACGACTACTACTTGATACATTAATAGCTTGCTCACCAATTACAGTTTCAACTCCTGTCCATGTTGTTTCTGAAGAATTAAAGATACTTCTTGCCATTCCACCATTTTCACCAACACCAAATACATCAGCAAGTCCGTTATATATTGAGTCAATTTGAACTATATCAGGAGTATCTAAAGGAATTTCTTCAATCCAGAAATCTGTTGCTGGATTTAATTCGATTGAACCAACATAATTTGTAACTAAAAATGGGTTTACATTTTCAACTCTAGTTGCATCTGGTTGGTTAATAAACACAACTTCATCAAAACTTAGTGTTAACACCGATCCATTTCGAGTAATATTAGGTGAAGCAAAATCATCTACTACAGAGTAATCTGCTGTAGTTGGAGATGCTATTGTAGATTTGGTTTCAAATCCTAATGTTGCATTTCTTTCTGTTGTTCTAGGTCTCAATTCACCTTTTGATAAATCAATATCAAAATTAGAATCACCAGTTAAATTATGAGATGCATGATTTCTAAAGTTATCAACAAAGAAACCAGATTTAAATTTATCCAATCCAGTATTTGGATCTTTTATTGCTAAATTATTAGTATCAGTTTCAAGTAAGTTTAAAGTTGTATACTCTTCAAGACTTTTTATTCTACCTTCAAGACCACCAATATCTTTCATAGTGTATCTTTTATGTGGTATTAATTTAACTTGTGAATTTAAAGTAGCATTTATAGTGTATGGTGACATTGAAATTAATGCAACTTCAAATGCCTCATTATTTGGTAACGGTGCTTTTGGAAATTCTGATGGTTCTCCTTTTTTTAATTCAAATATACCGCTTTTTGTTAGATATAATCTATCAATTCTACCAAGATAATAATTATAATCAAGTTTGATATTTTTATTAGAAACTAATGTTTCTGAAGAAGTTCCAGTAAAAAGTCTACTTAAAAATGAAAATGGTGATATTTCATCAGAGAATTTTGGATGTGAAGAATTATATGGTATTACTCTTGGTCTGTAATCAATAACATCAGTCGCTCTGGTTTCACCTATTGTTGGAATTTCTTTTGAATAATTTAGTCCATTATAACTGTTTACTGTTTCGATTGTTCCACTTGATTCATCATTTACATAATGATCAAACACAATTTTAATTTTTCTTGTGGGAGCACTAACACCTTTTTTTCTAATAATTCTACCATAATCAACAAATTCTAATCTTTGCCCATCATCAACTGTATAATTTGAAATTAAATTTCTATCACCAATTGTAATCGCACTAATTTGTGCTATAATACCCGAATCCTTTAATGTGATGCTTTCACCTATATTAAATACTTTGTCATTTTCATACACAAACTCTAATTGTTGTCCACTAACAGGGTCAAAAACTCGACCAACTGCACCAGAATCATTTCCTACAAATTGTTCCCCAACAACTACATTATTTGTGAATGTATCTGTTTGTGAAGAAACAGTTATTGATGGAAGTTCTACATCATTACCATCATTTGATTCAAATACTGCTAATACTCTGTGTATATCTGGAACATTTAATGATATCTCTTCGTCTTGAACTCTTGTTCCATATACTTTACTAAAAGCTAAACCATCAAGAAAAGATGTATGTGTGCCTACACCCACTAGGCTTCCTGTACCAGCACCTGTAAACTTAGATTTATCAACAATTAAATCTCTACATCTATTAATTCTTTTATCTTTAGATGTAAGTTTATTTCTCTTTGCCAAGAAAGTTAACTTTGCTTTTACATTTGTTCTTGATAAATTATTTATCGTAAATGTTGTTCTTGAAGCATTAAATGATGTTTGTACAAGTCTTATGATTTCTCTTCGTCCATCATCCCATTCTAAAGTATAATCTCTTTCTGTAAACGGTTCAAATGTTAAATCGTTATCTCCAAGATCTGATATATTAAATGTAACATTTGCTGAACCAGTTGCAGCGAGTGGAATTTGTTTCCTAACAAAATAATCACTCTTTAGTAAATTAACTGAAGATACATATTGATTTTTTATTGGTAATAGGTATCCAGGAAAATTACCTTCCCTTAATTGTGGAACTACAATTTTAGGACTGTTAGGACTACCTGAAGTGACTGCACCAATAGAAATTCCAGCAACATCTTCTGTTCCTGCTAAAGTAACACTATTTTTTGAAACTCCAGTAACTCTATTGAATATGGGTCGATTTGAAACAGTGTTAAGAACATATGATATTATGTCACCTATTTTAACAAGATTTCTGAAATCAGCAACACCACCACATGTCATGGTTCCAGTTGAATTTGCTCCAGAACCACTTACAGATCCAATTTCAAATTCATCACCAGGATTAAATGGTCTAACTTCTCCGCTTAATTCTGTGTTACCTTTAAATACTGTGTTATCTGATGCAGTATGAGTAAATACGGATTTAACATCAGAGAACTCAAAATCTGTTGAAACCCCTACATTATTACCAATATCAATACCATTTTTCTCTAGTGGTTCATTTATTTGAAAATTTCCCTTTGTATTATAAAGCATCAAAGTTGGTTCATTAGATACGTTAGATTTTACAAATCCTGTAGAACCACTAAATTTACCTTTTATATAATCATTTGCATTAGCATTTATATTTGATCCGAGTCTTATTTCAGTAAATGTTTGAATATCATATAACCTTAAATCATGTTTATCAGTTGCTATTCCTACACCAAATTTTTGATTAAAATCATATGCCCTTGCATATCCTATATTTCTAGCACCTGCTGGAAGAGTTGATGCTGATCCAACCCCTGTTAATCTTCTATCATATAACTCCACTCTATATGTGGAACCAAATCCAATTACGGGAGCACCACCAACAGATTCTAATGTTACAACGTTTCCTGCATTCACAGGTAAGAACTGTGTTTCCTTCTTACGGGTCGTTCTTGGTTTTAATGAGTCAATACCAGTCGTACCTATTTTATCGATCTCATAACCCCGTACATACGCCTTTCCTGGGGAAACTTGAATTGTATATATTTCATCTGATGGGGTATTGCCATTTTGAGTCACTTCATTTTCAAAATACAATCCTCTGTTTGATATTCTATCATTTAATGATTCACGAATATCAATAGCAAATGGTTTTGTATAGTAGTCTCCTGATTCGTCAAATGTTCGTCTTGCTAATTCTCTTTCAAATACATTAAAATCTGTGCTATCAACAAATTTCTCTAAAATACCATCTTTTACACGAATTAACTCAATAAAGTTTTGATCGCTTGAATCTGTTAGATCTTTTTTAATTAATGTTGTTGATATTTTAAATCTATCAGCACCTGGAGCAGATTCATTTGCAAAACCAACTGCATTGTCAAATAAATCAGAATTTGCTTTTGATGCACTAACTATTTCTTCCTTTATAGATAAACC